ATTCCAATGCTCGAATCCTAGCTGAATCTGAATCTGATTCTTTGGACTCACGATAGAGTTGGTCTATGACATAGTTTCTTGTTCTGAGACTACTAGCAACTGCTGACTGCTCTTTTCTCTCGATTGCTCTTTGTATGCTTATTGCAATCTTAGGGTTTGCAACTAAACGACTGGCTTCGACTTCTACCCACTTGGGAATCTTCCCTTGCTTCGTTAGAGCGACATCATAAACCTTTGCATATGCTTCTTTATAACTACCCAACTTGCCCTTAATAATTTCGTCCACGAACTGCCTTTGCTTTATGGTCAACTCGATTTCTTTTTTGACTACTTTCAGATTTGGTTTTTCATCTTCGCTCATGCACAAATCTTATCTTAGATATGAAGAAAATATAATGCTCACAAAACGATAGCAAAAATGGTGGACTGGTAAATAATTAATTTAATGTTTGAAATGATGTTCAAACTATGCATAATGTTCTTAACAAAGACCAAAACGATTATGTCTCTAAACTGTAGCCAACTACCCTAGCGGTTCTGAAAAGAGTAAAGTTGAAAGTGGTTCTAGCAGTAGAACTAGGGATGAGGTTCGCAAAGTAATTTAGTCTTGTAAGTCGAAGTCCTAGTTTGAATCCGCCCAAGAAAGTGGCTAGTGTGAGAGAGTGTAAAGGATAGCAATATCTGATGAAGCAAGACTCATAAAACCAAAAGGAAATTATCTTTTTGCTTTATAGATAAAGGAACTTATAAAGACTCACTTAAAGATATATAACTTTTGGGACTGCTCCAACAGTCCTTGAATTAACAAGCTGATGAGAATCCTATTTTGGGGTTCAAGAAACTATAACCTTGGAGGGTTAAATTATGATTAAAATATATCATGCAAAAGAATGGGGTAATAATGAAGAGCCTTATGAATGTGTAGCTGAAATTGATACAAATTCTATTGAAGAAGCATTTCGTTCTACTCAAAACATAGATGACAACTGGTGTACTTGGGATAACAAAAGAAGTACATCAAGCGGGGATGTCTTAGTTAAAGATGATGATACTGCTTATTTTCTAGTGCCTATGGGTAATGGGAGACATGGAGATAAGATGTATAAGAATTGGGGACAAACTGAAGTCATTGATAACTTCAATGTGAATGGATTTGAATACCAAGGCGAATATGAACAACTTGGATTTATCAATGGAATTAATGTCTCTTAAACCAACTGAAGAGCCAATGAGATTTTGGCGAAACTAGATAAGAAATTATCTAGTCTTGGTGCTATCAATCTGATAGCAAATAACAAACTTAAAATTCTTGGAGGAATTAATTATGTTTAAACCAAGCGAAGCAAAAACTTCATGCCTACATATTTTGAAAGGGAGCAATATTCCTTTCTTGATTGGTGGTACTGGAGTTGGTAAATCTGCAATAGTTAAAGAGATTGCGGAAGAACTAGCAAACGATAGAACTCTTACTGATTCAGTAAGTCCAAAAGATGATGAATTTGGTTTTATATCTTTTAGACTTGGGTTAGTTGAATCTATTGATTTGGGAGGGTTGCCTTACATTGAAGAGGGAACTCAAAAGAAAGCATTTCTAGGCAACTTGCCTAGAGGTGGCGAGGGTCTATTTTTCTTGGACGAATTTGCACAAGCACATTCATCTGTCCAAGCAACGATAGGACAATTACTAGACCCAAAAGGTAAAAACGAAGAGCGAAGAATTGGCGATTATGTTTTTCCTAGTGGGTGGAAAATTGTCTTAGCGGGTAATAGACATACTGATAGAAGCGGTGCGAATAAGATACTTAGACATTGTCAAGATAGAACTACTGCTATCCAATTTACTCACGATGTGGATGATTGGTTAGCGTGGGCTGATAACAACGACATTGACTTAAATGTTCAAGGTCTTATTAGATTCATGCCACAACTATTATGGGACTTCGACCCTAAATGCAACGACCCACAGCCAAGTCCAAGAAGTTGGACAAGGTTAAGCGATACTTTGAAAACGAATCCGCCTAAACGATTAATGCAAAAATTATTCGAGGGCGATGTTGGACAAGAGTCCGCTATTGAATTGATGAACTTTATCGCTCTTCAAAATGATGTTCCAAACATATCTGATATATGTAAGGGCAAGGATGTTGAAGTTATAGATGAAGCGGGTCTTTGCTATGCGACCACGATTGCATTAACAACTGCAATTAATGGTGCTAGTGAAAGTAATGTTTATGACTACTTTGAAAATGCTTTGAATTATTTAAAGCAACTTTCAACTGTAGAATTTTCTATATTCTTTGTTAGAAAAATTACTGGACTTAGAAGCGAACTCAAAGAGTGCGATGTATATTCTAAGTTCAAGATTGATAACCAAGATTTAGAAATCTAAACTTACATGGCGAGTTAAGGAATATTTATTATTTACTGGTAAATATTCCTTTTCCGCTCATTCTGATATTGGGATGTGTATCCCAACTGACGATTCAAAAATGATGAAATCAGAATTTATTAATTTTAATTCTTGGAGGAATTATGAAAAATAATAATGTAAATACTTTATCTGAAAATGCTACTTTGGTTCGTTTCACAACGAAACATCCAAGCGGTATTAAATCAGATAAGGATTTAAGAAAAGGTCTAGCGATAGACAAGGAAGCCAACAATGATTCACTTCATGTTGCAAAGTATATTTTTGGTAAGGAAACGAATAAGTATTTTCGTAGAATTATCAATCAGTTTAGGTATAACTATTTTTATCCTTTAACTGTCCCTTGGGATGATAACACTAGCGACTATGATGGCAAGGTTCTAAGTGGGTGGCGACTATGCCCAAATAGAGAACTTGATAGACTCATGGATAAGGCTAACGAGTCCAAGTCTGACTTCCAAAAGGAAGTGGATTCATTTCTTGATAATTATGATAATTTGATTGAAGCGAATAAGTACAAACTTGGACAAGCATTTAAGTTGTCTGATTATCCTGAAAAGGATGTAATAGCTACTAAGTTTAGATTCGATTTTGAACTTGGTACTGTTCCACAATTTAATACTAAGGATGTTCGTTTAAATGTATCTGAAAAACTTCGCAAGAAGATTGAACAAGACGCTTTAAAAAGGGCAACTAAAAATGTTGAAGCGATAACACGAACTACTGTCGATACTCTTTTGGAATCAGTAGAACATTTGGCTGACAAGCTAAAATCTTATGACCCAAAAACAAAAGGTGGCGGATTCTTTAAGAACTCATCTTTTGATAAGTTAAGACAATTTTTAGATACGCTTCCAAGTATCAATTCTGACATTCTAGGGAATGACAAGACGATAGCGGAAGCACATCAAAATTTGGTTAGTGTCTTTGCAAAAATAAATGATGTCGATTCACTTCGTGATGATGATGATTATACTGATAAGAAGCGAAAGCAACTTGCGGATGATTTAAAAGATTCAGTTGATGAATTGAAAGGCGGATTCCTAGACGATATGTATAAGAAGTAAGCCAATGAGTTGCGGTGTAAAACTATTTACTAGTAAATATTTTTATATCGCTTCTGTCTTGGGATGTGTATCCCAACTGATGATGACCCAAAAGGGTTGAAACAGAAACTCATAAATAAATTCTTGGAGGAATTAATTATGTTAAATAGTGAAGAGCGAATGATTAAAGCTAGAGCGAAACTTATGAAAGGTAATGTTGGTATGGCTACTATGTTATTGAAACTTACCTTGATTGAGGAAAATGAGCGATGTCAAACAATGGCTACTGACGGAGTAAATATCTATTGGAATGATGAATTTGTTAAATCAATAACTGATGATGAAATCCAAGCGGTATTAGTCCACGAAGCAAGTCATGTTATTTGGGAACATCCGCTAAGAAAAGGGAAGCGAAATCACGAACTTTGGAACATAGCTACTGACTATGTAATTAACTCTTGGATAGCATATGACTTACATATGGATTTACCAAAAGACGGATTACTAGACATGAGGTATAAGGGACAAAGTGCTGAACAAGTTTATAGAACTTTATCTAACGATGAAGATTTACTAAACGAAGCTATCGAAGATTTAAAGTCTAAATCTGATAATGGCGATTCTGATGATTCTGATTCTCAAAGTGGTAATGGCGATTCTGCTTCAGATTCTGATTCTGATTCAGATATAGATTCTGATTCTGATTCTGATTCTGATTCTGATTCCAACGATACTGCCAATGGAAATGGTAAAGGTAAATCTCTTGAAGAGAAACTTGCTGACTTACCAAAATCTAGTGGCGAAGTTTGGATTCCAACTAATGAAAATGGACAAGAATTATCGCCTACTGAAATGGCTGAACTACAAGAAGAACTTCAAAGAACTATCACAATGGCTGACAAGCTAGATAGTATTGGAAGTGGTTCTGTTGGTTCTCTTCGTGGTGCGGTGCAAAAACTCAATGAGACTTATGTTGATTGGGTTGATGTATTGCGAGACTTATTGCAGTCTGCTATCTCAACGAATCCCACTTGGACTAGATTGAATAGGCGACATTCTTGGCGAGGTATTAATTTACCTAGCAAAGACAAAGAGCCTAGCGGTGGCGAGATTGTCGTTGCGGTTGATACAAGTATGTCTATGACCCAAGAGGAACTTAATATCTTTGCTACTGAAACTCAATCCCTTGCGGAAGAGTGCGGTATAGATAAGATTAGAGTTTGCTATTGTGATACAACTGTTGTCAAAAATAGTAATGGCGATTGGTGGGACGAATACGACTTGGATTGTGAAGAGTTAGACTTTCAACTTCGTGGCGGTGGCGGAACTAGATTTGACCCGCCTTTTAATTTGTTTAATGAATACACAGATAATACTGATGATGTATTAGCGTTTATTTATTTCACAGATGGATATGGAAGTTGTAGTGCGGAAGTTGAGCCAAATGTTCCAGTAATATGGGCGTTAACTGGTGGCGAAAATTACTGTACTGACGAACTGCCTTTTGGCGAGAAAGTTAGTATCGATATGTCCAGTCTTTAATCACGACAAGATGGTGGAGGGGAAAAAGTATTTACTAGTAAATATTTTTTCTCTTCTCGCTGTCACAAATTTCTGATATCAAGATGTGTATCTTGGCTGACGATTCTGAAAAGATGAAATCAGAAAATTAACTTATAACTGACCTTGGAGGGTCGTATTTATTATGGAAAATTCTAATAATAAAGATAGGTGGCTTCCAGTTTCTACTCATGTTTCAAGTGAAATTAAAACATGGTTAGAGAACTTGAAAGCTAGATACAATGTTGACATTTCAACACAACTTTTTCATGTAGTTGCTAAGATGATTAAATCTGAAAAGCAATTAGAAAAGATTGTGGTTGCTAGTTTACTAGAAGAACATGAAAGTAAGGGTAATGCTTTACGAGATAAGGCTAGTGAACTGGGGATTGAGTACAATGTCGCTAACCAACTTGCACAAAGATTAGTGCCAGTTGTAAATGCTAATGTTGTTGATGTTTTTTCAAAACATAAAACAAAGAAAGCAAAAGTTGGTGGCACAGAAAACATTATTAAAAAGTGTTTGCACAAAAATTCAGATGTTAAAACTGATATGAAGTCTAAGTTAGAGGAAGCAGTTAGCGAATCTACAACGAAAGTTAAATCAATAGATGATATTGATTGGCAAAGATTGGCTAGTTGGAAATACAAAGACTTAGATATTCTTGGAATCTCTTTTGAGGGTGCTAAAATTCTGCAAGAAGATAATCTGAAAAGGGGATTTAAGAATGGCTTGTATGCAACTTTGCATAGTCAAGCCTTGGGAATGTGGTCTGACCAAAAGCAAGATTTAACTATTCGAGAGATAGCTAAATTACAGCCAGTCATTAAAGACAATGGCGAGACTAGGATTCTCACGATTCAAACTATTGTAAAAAGGCTTATCAAAGCTATCGTGCATTTTGGAACTGCGGAAGAGAAAAAACTATTGTTTGGAACTTCTGACATTTTTCCGCACAAAGCGAAAAAGTCTAGCTAGAATAATAGACTAGTAAATATTTTTTTCCTGTATCCTTCGATTTGGATTACTGTAAAAAAATTCTAATGCGATTTAAGAGTGGGTTTTTTTGGGTATCTTATGCCCTTAACCTACTCTTAACTTTGCAATAGGCGAGGTCTCACGAAGTCAATTTTGCCAAAACTGTATAGAAAATGTGTATTTTCTACTGATGATTGCTAAAAGGCATGAAACAGTTTTATTAATTTTAACTGCCCTTGGAGGGGTAATTATTATGAAAAATGAAAATGAATATGTTTATAACATTGAGGAATATTCCCAAGATGTTCATCATTATCAAATTACATCTAATGTAAAACTTACTGAAGATGAAGTTAGAAACATTTATCAAGAATCAGATGATGACAATACAGTTGAATCTAATTTAACTAATTATGTTGATTGGTCTGATGAAAGATTTACAGATGATGAACTTCTTAACAAAGTCAAAATACATGGTGTCTTTAATGGCATAGAATATGGCGATGATTGTCAAGTTGATATAACTGGAGAATTTGAAAATGACTAATAGGGAATTGTTAGAATTTACTTTGAAAGTAAACATAGGAACTTGCAACGAAATCTATACGAAGATTGATAGGCAACTAGAAGAAAAATCAGATATTGATTTGGCTCTAGTTAAATATTTTAATACTTTGGTTTCGATTAATCACAAAGTGCAAGATGTTTTATACAAAGAAAGGGCGGATATGAATCTTCCTTTTCCTAAACATCTAGGATTTAGAAGTGATAATCAAATAATAGAAGTTGAGGTGCAAGAATGAATATAACTTTAGATAGAATCAAAAATATCGCAGAAGATATTATTGCAGATGATGAATGGGTAAATGATAGCCATACAAAAGCTGAACATAGCGGAGTAAAGGCGGGATTGTATGCTTTAATTCATCATTTAGAGGAAACTGAAGAATAAAATTAAGGCGGTATGCTACTGTAAAAGGTGGTGTACCGCCTTTTTTTTTGGTCTAAAAAAAGTGGATATACACACAAGGTAGCAGGTCATATAAAAAAAATATTTACTAGTATATTGTTTATCCTGAGATATTCTGATAGCAATTACTAGCGTGTTCGAGCCTAGCACATAAAATATATTTACTGGTTTTCTAGCTGTGGATATCTTTGTGGAAAAGTTGTAGATAACTCTTGCAATATGCTATCTTTTATACTATATTGGTTAAGTAGTTTGATACTATTCATATTATTATCCAATAATTACAGACCTCCAAGGTAGGGGATATTCGCAAGATTATCCCCTTTTTTTTGGTAGTCGTTTGATAGTCTATGATAGTTGACACCTTATAATAGTTGACCCACCACCAAATCCTACTTCAGAAAAACCTGATACTGGTAAATATTTATTTCCCTCTGACACCGAAATCCGTAGGAATAACAATAGACTGGTAAATATTTTTCTATTCAGGATACGCTCAGCCACAGGTCTTTGCAACACAGCAGTAGGATAAATGTTCCATGTGGAACAATGGGTATTTCACTTTGATAGCATTTTGCAGTATAATAATAGCTTATGTATGCGGTAATAAGACACACATATAAACTAGATATACCAGAACCAAGTAATGCTTATTCAACTAAATCTAGTGCTAAGTGGATTCATCTAGTTTGGATGTTTGATACTGAATTAGAAGCATTAACTTTCGCAATATCTTTGTTAGACGACCCTTTAATAATGTCTAATAAATGGTTAATTGAGAGTGCCATAAAGCAATTAGAAGAAGATAGGTATTATCAAATAGGTAGAGAAAGTGTTGCTATTGCAGAAGTTTTAGATAGTCCGCAAATTGTTTATGGAGAAATTAAACATGAAAAGTCTATTCATTAGATGTTCGGAAGAAACTTACGAATTGGCACATTCTTTAGCTAAAAAAGAAAGTCGTTCACTTAATAAGCAGATTATTCATATGATACATAGTGAAGCTGAAAAGCAGAACATATCTATCGAAGAAGATACTGCTGAACAAGAGGGTAAAGCTATCTTTAGCGGTGCTATCACAAGTGATAATTATGAATCTAAGCTTGGTTTACAAGGGATTGTTGAAACAAGGAAACAGGGTTCTTCTGACTAATATACCAAAAAGTTAGTAGTGCATTAGAACATTCTCGCATTACTAACTCTTTTCTTTCACTTATCTCCTTTGGATTATCAACCATAATTCGCCAAAATTCTTTTTCTCTAACATGACCACAATCCCTTACGATTTTTTTTTGCACCTTAGATAACATTACAGCTCTTGGCGGAGCTTGATTAAAACTATTACTGGTAAATATTTCTTTTCCCAGCCCAAAGGATTTACCCAAAGCTCCACTTTTCGATATTAATTCAAGATATTTATTACAGACATTGTGCTGTTGTGCGTTGATTTTTTTATTTATGAAAGATTTGTCTATGATATGTTGGTCAAACACGATTGCTCGACCCACCTTGCTTTTACCTATTTTAGTTATAGCAACTGAGTTTCTAAGATGTAGATAGGGACTTCCTATATCATTAATTTGTAATGTATTAGAACTCCCAATCAAAGTTGTCATCGACTTCTTCAATTTCTGCATACCTTCCATTAACTGGATTGAATGTCATATTAACACTTCCTAACTTACCTTGCCAACCCCAACGAGCCTTCCAGTTGTGTATTTCAACACCCTCTTCGCCACGATATACTGTTAATCCTGTATCAGCCTTACTAAACCAAGCATATGATTTAGCTACATCAACTCCTGTACAAACATTTTTTTTGCCATCCCTAATAAATGGCTTAGTGGGATGTGCAACAAAAAATACTAATACATCATGTTGTTTTGCGAACAGTTGCACTTTTGTTAGCATTTCACTAACCATGTCAGTTTCTAATCCTTTGTGTTCAGTATGTATAAAGTTGAAAGGGTCTATGACTAAAATCCTAACACCATATCTCATAACTGCACTTGCTCCCTTTTCTAGGATAGCTTCTATTGTTGGCAACCCACCATCTTGGTAGTCTTGAAATAGTATATGTTCTCTTATCCAAGTTTCAGCAAAGTCTTTTTCCTCTTGTGTCATTCTAGCGTTAAAACCCTCAAAGAATGGCTTACCCACAAGGATTTGAGATAACTGAACTGCATGAAGTTGGACTGGCTTTTCAAACGAACAGAAACAAGTTTTCCACCCATTATTCCTTGCTACATTGACTACAAGTTGGTCTATAAAGGCTGATTTTCCGTCTCCCGCATGACCAGTTGTGACAACTAAATTGCCTGTGGATAGAGTAAATATTTCATCTACACTAGGATATCCTGTAGATACACCACTTGGCATACCTTTTTCATACAAGCTTTGAAATTCATCTGCATAATGGTCTAAATTATTTAATCCATGTAATGGAATTGGTTCTGCGTTGATGATTACATCCCTTAACTTTTCTGCTCCATGTTTGATTAATACATCATTTGCGTCTTTGCAATCAAGGTTATCTACTCTATAACATCTAGCTTTGTTTAATCTTCTAGCTAATTCATCTGCTAGTATGTTTCCGTTTTCATCTGAATCTGTACATAAAATTACCTTTTCTACACCCTCAAACTTATCTCTATCATTCCATACATACTTAAACCTACCATCTTCGCTTGGGTCTATCTTATTATCAGTAATCTTGTTTGGAGCACCATTGGGAACTGAATAACAATCTACGTTCATTACACCCTCAAAGGCTGTCTTGATAGCTAATGTGTCCATTTCTCCCTCGGTTATGATAATTGTGCTTTCTAGTGTTGGCAATTTGCTATCATAAATCTGTTGACCCCATAACTTTTGTGCGTTCCCATCCCACCAAAAACTCTTTGTACCATTTGCACTCCTATACTTGACTGCTTCTACCTGTCCATCGCAAACAAAGGAAAAACCTATGACTGGTTTATTATTTTTTTCAGTCTGGATGCAACCTGCTGTTTCTGAGGCTGTAATGCTTATACCTCTCTCCTGCAACCAATCACTAGCTTTGCCATTGGGTATATTTTTTGGTGCTACTACTGGTTTTTTTTCTTCTTGTTTTACTTCTTGTTTTACTACTTTCATATGGTATTCCTCTCTCCTTGATACTAAGCCATTCATACCGCAATGATGACAATGATATATAACCTTGTCAGCTTCAATATTTACTGATAAGGGTTTGTCATGTTTATTTTTACTCCTTTCATTCTGACATGAAAGACATGATATTTTGTGTTGACCAAGCTTCATACCGCTTGTTCGTGATTGATTATTTATATGGCTTAAAAAATCTCTTTTATCCATTTCACTATTGACATACATAAAACCTCCTATAGTATGTATATACTTACTATGTAGTATGTACTACCTAATATTAAAATATAGTAAGTATCTACTTACTATATATACCAAAATACTTATCAATAATATCGCAGACATCTTCTGCAAGTCTCTTCTTAGATAATACTGGATAGGTATTTAATTCCTTAATTGCTTCTAAAATGCCATCTGATTGAATGTCATTACGCTTACACAAATTGGAAAAATCATCAGACATAAAGTATAATAAAGCTTCGTTAGATAACTTAGGATGTTTACTAGCAACATCTCTAACAGCTTGTTTAACCACAAGACCATCTAAAGTTTTTTGGTCTGTATCTGAATCAATGTGGTCTGTCTGAAGCATTAAAATATATTACATTAAACTCTTGACATTATCAACACATCATCTACACTTATATAAGACATCAAAGGATTGAACTAACTAAGAGTTTAAATTTGGTGTCGTAGGGTTAGCGGAAAATGTGGATAGCTATTAAAGTATAAATCCAGTTTGCTTGAAACAAAGCATATGAACAACGCCTTACTAGACTGATTTTTCCTCATGTGCGAGGGTGTTTCAATGTCGATAAATAACAAAACACAGCATTGCTCACAGACTTTGCTAGTATTTTAAACTGTGAATAATTAAGTAAACTAGCATTTAGGAGGGAAAGCATATGACAACACTT